ACTTCCAGGCCGACCTCGTGCTCGCAGTCCTCTACCGCCGCGACGCGGTACCTCTTCCCGCCCTTCGTGAAGAACAGGTACAGACCCATCCCCTGGTGAGCCGGCATCGGTACCAGTAGGGCTCGGCAAGTGTGGTTCAGTGTGTGTCCGCCCATGTCTTTCCGATCTTGTATTCGCCCGTCAGCGGGCAGAGGACTTCGAGGTTCTTCCCGGCCTTCTCGATCGACGAGACCAGACCGGAGCCGAGCGCTTCCGCCGACGCCGGCGCGCACTCGAACTGGAACTCGTCGTGGACGTGGAGGACCATGTCCCCGAGCGCTCGAGCGGTGCCGCGATTAGCGATCCGCGTCGCCTCCTTCATCACGACCGCTCCCGCGCCCTGGATCAGGGTGTTCAGGCCGGCGAACGCTCGCCGCGGGCGGAGCCGGCGCCCGTCGAGTCCCTTGAGCCACCCGCGCGTCTGGAGGACCCCGCGGACCCCGGCCCTCTCATCGCCCTGGATGTCGACGATCAGGCGCTCGAGGCCCGGGAGCCCGTCGAGGAGGGCCTGCCGGACGGCCGACCCCTGGCGCTCCGGGAGGCCGAGGGTCTGCGCGATCCTCTTCCCGAGGGCACCGTACATGGTCGCGTAGAGGACCGTCTTCGCGTCGTCGCGCGTGGCCCCCGGGGCGACCTTCTGGATCGCCTCGAGGTTCGACCCGTGGATGTCGCCGTCGGTGACCTTCCTGATCGCGGCCCCGCCGTCGTACGCGTGGAGGTAGTGCGCCAGGATCCGGGCCTCGATCCCGCTCATGTCGCACCCGACCATCGCGAGGCCGGGGCTCGCCGTGAAGAGCGCGCGGCACTCGCGCCCGTACGGGGACGAGACCCGCGGGACCTGAGCGAGGTTCGGGCCGCGGTGCGTGCAGCGCCCGGTCGTCGCGCCGTTGTGGTTCACGAACGGGAAGATCCGGTAGTGGTCCCCGACGCGCTTCGCGCGCTTGACCCAGCCCTGGGGCCCGTCCGCGATCTGCCCGATCCGCTTCTTCAGGAGGAAGAAGTCCAGGAGGAGCGGCTGGACCGGGACCTCCTTCGGGTCCATCGCGGTCACGACCGCCTCGTCCAGCTTCGGGGTCCCCTGCGGGGTGTACTCGCGCGGGACCCACCCGTAGTTCCGCTGCAGGGCGGCGACGACCTGCTTCCGGGACCCGGGGTTGACCTGGTGGACCTTCTTGCTCTTGATCTTCTTGACCGGGGAGGTCTTCTCCTCGACCCACGTCCCGAGCTCGGCCTCGAGCTGCATCGCGACCGTGTGGAGCTTCGACTTGAGGGTGCCGACGAGGGACATCGCGCCCGCGTAGTCGAACGCTACCCCGCGCTCACACATCGTCCGGATGTCGCCGGCGAACGCGTCCTCGAGGTCCTCCGAGCGCGGGTCCCACTTCTGCGCGACGAGGTGCCTGTAGAGGTCCGCGCAGACCGCGACGTCCCGGACGCAGTAGTCGATCATGTCCGCCGTGAGGGCGGACCAGTCCTGCGGCGGGGTCCCCTTGTGGAGCCCCATCCGCCAGCCCCACGCCTCGAGGGACTGCGACCCGGTCAGCTTGCGCGGGAACCCCTTCGAGTACCGCGCGCCGTCCGTGTCCCCGACCCACGGGAACATGAGGCGCGCCTTGGTCAGGGTGTCGTAGGTCGGGGGGACCTTCCGGAGGCCGCAGAACTTCCGGAGCGCGGGGACGTCGAACCCGTCGACGTTGTGCCCGATCGCGAGGTCGGCGGACTCGACCGCGCGGACGCCGTCCTTCAGGGCGCCGGTCCGGGGGAACCGCGGGTCGTCGTGGAACACCGCCGTCCCGGTCCCGTCCGGGCGCGAGGTCACGATCAGGTGGACCCGGTCCATCGCGGGCTTCCCGTTCTCCTCGCGCAGGAGGCCATTCGTTTCGATGTCGACGACGAGCTCGTTCATACCCTGTCCTCGATCATGTCGCTGGGCTTGACGGTCTGGGAGAGGAAGCGGACGTGCTCACCCGGGCCGCGGACCGCGTCGTGCGGGCAGACCAGCACGCGCTCGACGGAGTGCTGCGTCTCGATCTCCCGGACGCCGAAGGCCTTCTTGAGGAACTTGTCGGCCCACGCCGGGAGCGCGGGGACCTCCTCGTACTCGGACCAGTCGACGCGGCGCTTCCGGCCGATGAAGTCGAACACCGCGCGGACCAGCTCGCCGCCGAGGTGGGGGACGTGCTCCGCCTGCAGCTTGACTAGGTTGGCGGACCAGCCCCGGGGCATCATGTGCGCGACGGCCAGGCGGACCTTCTCGAACTCGTGGGTCTCCATCAGAATGCCCCCAGCGGCCGGAACTCGATCCCGTACAGGCTGATCGTGGGCAAGGCGCAGACCGGCGGGAGGCTCGACCCCGGGAACTCCGCGACGATGTCGTCCCTCAGGCGCTGGTAGATCGCCTGGTAGAGGTCGTCCTTCAGGTAGAACGCCCGGCCGCCCTCCGGGACGCCGGCCTCGTCCGCGGCCAGCCCGACCGCCCTACCGAAATCGGTGGTGAGAGGGAGGCGGAGCTTCGCGAGCTCGCGCTTGAGGGACGCGTTCTCCCGCTCGAGCGCGGCGACATTCTGGGTGGCCCCTAGGAGGTCCTCCTCGAGCTTGCGAATGCGGGTAGACTTGGATCCGAAGCGCCCGCCCCCCTCCTCGAGGTGCTCGTCGAACCGCTCCGTGAGCTCGTCCAGGTCCTCGCGAAGTCTGTCGATGTCGTTCATGTCAGAATGCCCCCTCGGCAATCGGTTCGACCTGGTGCTTCTCCATCGCCGGGTCGTGGTCGACGATCCGCCCGGTGTGGTCCTCGTACTTTACCCGCCCGGCGAGGCCGGTGCGCCCGGTCCAGCGACATTTCAGGACGCGGAGCCCCATGACGTCCGTCGCGTCGCCCTGCTGGTCGCGCTCCGCGGCGACGATGACGTGCGACAGCTGGGGGATCAGGCCGGACCCCTTGATATCGCTCATCGAGACCGCCTTCCCCTCCTCGTGCGAGCGCCCGTCGCCGACCTTGCGGAGGTGCATCACGACGACCGGGATGACCTTCGTGCGCTTCGTGATCGCCTCGAGGTCCGCCATGAAGCGCTCCGCGTGGCGCCGGTCGTTGTCCTCCCGGCCCGCGCCGATGACGACCGTGAGGTGGTCGACCACGACGACCTGGCACCCCTCCGCGAGGGCCATGTAGCGCAGGCGGTCGAAGATCGCGTCGTCCGTCCGGACGCCCTGGTCGTCGTACATCACGAGGCGGTCCTTGACGTCGTCGAAGGACGCGCGCAGGTCCGGGTCGATCTCCTCCGCGTCCCCGAGGCGGACGTTCTTGCCGGCCATCGTCCCCAGGAGCGCGTACGCGTACTGCTCCCACGGCTCCTCGAGCGAGAGGACCCCGACCTTGAGGCCCTGCTCGATGAAGCTCCGGGTCAGGTTCCGGCAGAGGGTCGACTTCCCGGTCCCGGTTCCGCCGACGATCAGGTTGATCTCGCCGCGCCGGAAGCCGCGCGTCTTCTCGTCCAGGTCGGACCAAGGCCAGTGCGCGATCGTCGGCTGCGGCGCGCGACTCACGCCGGCCCAGATGTCCTCCCCGGTCACGATCCCGTCGGGCTTCCACGCCTGCGCGTCCCAGATCGCGGAGATGACCTCGTCCCCGCGCCCGGCGAGGAGCATCTCGTTCGCGTCCTTCATCGGGAGCTTCGCGACGAACGCCTTCCCCGGGGTCAGGGTCCGGGAGACGGCCTCGGTCGCCTCGCGGCCGGCGTCGTCCTGGTCGAACATGATGACGACCCGCGAGAACGACTCGAGCCACCCGAGGGACTTCGCGACGTCCTTCGCGGCGTTCCCGGCGCCGTTCGGGACCGACACGACCGGCCACCGGTTCCCCTGGAGCTGGGAGACCGTCATCGCGTCGATCTCGCCCTCGGTGATGACGACCATCGTGTTGCCGCCCTTCGCCGAGAGGCGGCGCCCGTCCCGGAAGACCCACTCCCCGAACAGGCTCGCCTTCTTCGCGTCCCCGAGCCACGGGAAGTCCTTGTGGCGCGTGCGGAGGTGCTGCGCGACCGGGGTCCCGAAGGAGTCCCGGTACGTCGCGACCTGGACCGTGTCCCCGCGGTGCTCGCCGTAGCCGTACCCGAACTTGCGCGAGGTCTCGCCGGTGATGCCTCGGGACGGGATCCCCTCGATCGAGACCTGTATCAGGCCCGCGACAGGGCGGACCTTCGTCGACTCCACGATCCGTCCGGACTCCTCGTCCGGGCCCTGCTCGTGATGCTCGCAGACGTGGCAGAACGTGTGCCCGTCGTCGTACAGGCTCGCGCCGTCGCTCGAACCGCACTCCCCGCACGGGACGTGGCGCACGAACTGGGACGTGCTCTCCCCAGTGAGTCGCGGCACCTAGAACCTCCTCCCGCGGCCCCGAGGCCCGCTCCCGTTGATCTTCTTGCGCTCGATCTCCTCCTTCAGGGCCTGCTTGAGCTCGGCCTTGAGGGTCTCCTCGCGGATCGCGGACTGGACGCAGAAGGCCAGCATCGACAGCCAGTCCTTCGCGTTCAGGACGACCGTGAACTCGCCGTCGTCGTCTACCCGGAACGCGCCCACCGCGACCTTCCCCCCGCCGGTGCGGGCGCGGGTCTCCATCACGAAGTCCTGGAGCACGAGGCTCTCGTCGCCAACGGCGTTGTCGCGCCCCCTGTCCCAGTCCTCCTCGAGGACCTCCACCGAGAGGTTCGGGAGCTCCTCGACCCCTCCCGGAACGGGGGTCAGTTTGTACGACTTGAGGAGGTCGTCGAAAGCGTGCTGGGGCTTCATCGAGCCTTGACCTCCGTGATCTCGACCCCGTACAGGTCCTCGACCTGCTTCTTCGCTCGCTTGTAGCTGTCCGTCCGCATGCCCTTCACGTCCTCGATCTCGACCCGCCCGTCGGCGTAGAACACCAGGAAGTCCGCCGCGTACCTCGTCTTCCCCGGGAGGTAGAACGCCGGCTGCAGGAGCACGAGGGAGACCTCCCCGGAGTCCCACAGAGCCTCGAGATGGTCCCACCTCTTCGCCTCCGCCTTGGAGTCGAACGTCCGGGTCCCGAACCGGCGCGACACGCGCGTGCGGTCCTCCGGCTTCGAGACCCGGATCCGCGGCCGGCCCCAAGGCTTCGGCGTCACTCGGCCCAGGTGGAGCTCGTCCACCCCTCCGTGATGTGCGCGAGGGTCTCGCCGTCCGGGCCGCGGATCAGGAGGTTCCCCTCGCCCGGGTGGATCTTCACCGGGCGCGAGAGCTCCTTGATCTTGATGCCGCGCCCGCTCTCGGCGGAGTCGTAGAACATCGACCACCCTTCGTCCCCGAGCTCGAACGGGCCGGACCCGTCCGTGACGACGACCGCGGACTGCGCGAGCTCGCCCCCCTTCGCGTGGATCGAGTGGACGTCGAAGTCGACCGCGTCCCCCGCGTAGAGCGCGCCCATGACGTCGGTCTCGCGCATGGAGTCGTCGAGCCAGAGGCCGCGCATGTCGACGCGCGTGTTGAGCTGGACCGCCCACTGGTCGTCCTTCGTGCCGGCCTGCGCGCTGAAGACCTTCCAGCACTGGGACTCCCGGTCGCCCCCGCCGTGGTTCTCCATGTACCACCCGTCGACGATGATGTCGCCGATCGGGTCCCCGAACCCCTCCGGGTGCTCCCACTGGCGTAGAGCGACCTGGAGGCCCTGCGACCCGATGTCGCGCGAGAGCACGTTCGTGAAGGTGAACGGCCTGACCGGCTTCGGTGGGAGGGGCGGTCGCGGCTTGAAGTACGCGACGTGCTCCGGGAAGATGTCGGTGTAGGTGACGTTCTTGACGGAGACGCTGTCGAAGTCCCCGTTCCCGCCCCACTTATTGCACGGACCGACTACCGCGTTCTGGAACGTGACCCCGCTTGCGGCGGACCCGTCGATGATGCTGAAGATCCCTAGGTAGGTGTACCCGGTCCCCCAGAAGTGGAAGCCGTCGTACACCGCGCCGTCCGCGACCGGCGGGAGGGGCGGAGACGGGAGGCCAGCGCCGGAGATCGGCTGGAACTCCCAGCTCACGAGAGTGTTGGCACCGACCTGGCACCCGAACGAACTCGGGTCGGGCCACTCGACAGAGCCCGCCGGGGGGTCGGCCGGGGGGTCGGCCGGGGGGTCGGCCGGGGCGGGCTCGTCGTAGACGTACGCCGTGACGAGGAGCTCCTCGTACGCCAGGAGGTCCGACATCGCGCCGTGGAGGTCCGCGTCGACCTTCCCGAAGCGCTGCTTGAGGGCCTGCAGCTCCGCGTGGAGCTCGAGCGCCTCGTCCACCGTGACGTGGCCGTGGTTCTCGTCCTTCCCGACCGCGGGGGACTGGGACGCCGCGGCGACGACGATGAGGCCGAGCGCGCACACGAGGGCGGGCCACGGGCGGCGGTACCAGGGGTAGTCGTTCATCGGAGGAGCCCTTCCTTCTTGAGCCTGTCGCGGCACTCGTCGCACGCGAGGCCGGTGACGTCGGACCCGGTCGGGCCCGTGAACGTGATGGTCTGGAGACTGTTGAGGTGGAACTCGCGCCCGCAGCCGGCGGCGCAGCGACCTCGGGACTGGTTCAGGTGGGTGACGGCGGTGATGGGCATGGTCTCTCGTTGTGGTGGCAGGGGAGGGAGGGATCGAACCTCCGATCACGGGATCAAAACCCGTTGCCTTTACCGCTTGGCTACTCCCCTGAAGTGGCCCCCGGGCTACCACCGATTCTACTCGGCGGGCCCGGGGGCCGGGTCGGGAGAGCAACCTCCCTCCCAGGTTCTCGGCACCTGGTGAGCCGCCGGAGGTGTCGAACCGGTGGTCAGCGGACTTGGTCCGCTAGAACTTCCCCCCGCCGTAGCTCGGGGCGCCCTCGCCGGACCCGGCCGGCGCGTCGTCGCCCTGGTCGGCCACGAACGACCCCTCGCTCGAGAGGTCCTCCGCGCCGCCGTAAGCGCCCTGGTTGAAGCCGCCGAACTCGACGAGGTCGA